GTTATTTAGATCAATAAACCATTTCCAAACTTGTAAACAACTCTCAGGTAACTCTTTCAGTTCTTCTAGTTCTGCAGGTTTAACACCTGTTTGTCTCCAGACTGAATTAAGTTGATCTCTCAGAGTTCCTGAACTACCTGATTTTCTACTAAGTTCAAATTCTTGTTTTGCAAAAGCTACAGCGTCTTCTATTTCACTCTGATCGAAAGTTTAACAGTTGACCTGCTTCCTCCATAACTTGGTCTTTAATCCAAGAGTATTCTTTGAAGATACGTTCTGCATTTTCTTTTGTGAATGGAACTTCTTTACCATTTTCAGTAATATTTTCCCAAGCGATAACACGAATAACTGCAGATTCAATACTGAGTTCTTCAGCTTCATCTAGTGTCATGTCTTCAGCTTCTTTACCTCTGCGTTTAGCTTGTTGCTCACGAAGTTTAAATTCGCTATACTTTTTGCGACCAAAAGCTTTAACTGTTTTGGATTGATCACCACGAACAGTAATAAATACACCAGTGCCTTCACCAGTACCGGGAAGCTTTAGTTCAAATTTGTAACCTACTTCTGCAATCTCTGTGTAATTATGTTTTGCTAAATCAAATGTCATAATAGTTCCTTTCTATGTTAATGAAGTAATGATTATAGCACAATTTCTAAGATAAAGCAAGAGGTGTAAACAAAGAAAAACCCCTCGGCTTTTGACCGAAGGGTTTCTCACAAGGGCCACTAAGGGCTAACTACTTAAGCAGCAGAATCTTGAATTTGAATTGTAGTAGCAGGTAGACCAGCAGTAGTTACATCGTTCAATAGAGCTTGGAAGCTTGCTGAAGCGATAATGCCTAGTTCACCGTCATCTTTAGTGAAGCTACCTAGTTTTACTTTAGGCATTGTGAATGTCACAAATTCTGAGTTAGCTGCATTATCGGTTGTTAGTGTTAGAACGATAGAAACAGGAACTTCATCATCAAAGTAAGTACGGAAAGCAGCATCTTGGAAGTAAACGCTCATGTTACCAGTAACACGAATACGACCAGTAAAGATTTCAGCTACAGAGTTGGAACCTACAGCAGTTGCGTTTTCAGTAGCACGTTCAACTGAAAAGTCAGCAGAAGTTACTAAAGCAACAGGAGCACCATCAACAAGCATAACACCGTTTACAGCAGCAAAGATACCGTTGGCATTTTGAGCAGTAGGTGAACTGAAATACTGACTTGTACCTGATTGTGTTAAGTCTTTACCAGCAAAACCAAAATCTACAGTAGTTAGACCAGTAGCAGGTAATTGTACAGCCATGCTGTTTAATTTCATACCAGTGTAAACTTCTGACTGAGCGATATCACCGTAGAATTCTTCAACTGTATATGATTGATCAGTGTGACCACTAGCAGGAACGAAAGTTGTTTTACCAACAGCAGTAACTGTAACAGAAGAGATTGGACCTTCTTCTTCTAAAGCAGAACCGTTAACAACCTTTACAGTTAGAACGGTAGCACTAGCAGAGGCGATTAGCAAGTTCTTAGCTACGTTAGCAGCATCTAGACCAGAACCAGTTAAACGAACGACTTGACCAACTTTAAAACCATCAGTTAAGAAGTCACCAGCGGAACGAGTTACTGTGTATAATGCACCAGAAGCAGCGATAGTTACAGAAGCACTAGATGAAGCAGGTGCAGTAGTAAAATCACGACCTACAATAGAACCCATGAAATCAGCATATGATGCAGGAGAGAGTTCACCGTTCAAGCTACCTTCAGCAGAACGAACACCGTGACGATAATCAGCGATTTGACGATCAGTACGAATTTCACCAGATTCATAAGCTTCTTTTACTAGGTTAAAACTAGCAGTTACACGGCGAAGTAATTTACCACCAGTGGAACCAGCGAGAGTACCCCATGCGCTTTCTTTTTTATAGGCTACGACTTTTGATGTACCTTTTGAGATTGCCATAATATTTTCCTTAATTTAAATTTCACATTTGCAAATGTACTGATTTAGGTTCAGCAACCATGATTCAATAAGAATAAACTTCAGCTACTAATTCAATTAGCACTGGACATATTACTCTTTCAGATACAACCGTGTTACCAGCAATTTGTGGTGTTCTTAACACATGAATCTTTACGTTACCTTCTTGCAGTACTAAACCTTTCGCAAAATGCGACCGAATTAATTCAGCACGATTTATAACTTCTGAAGTTCCTTTATTTGCAGCACCAACAACAAATATCTGCATTGTTACTCGTTCTCTATGAAAACCTGTACCAAGTACAGGATCATCTGGAGCCTGAATAGTAAACTGTACTCTTTGATATAACCCATTAGGTGCATCAAAACTAACACCCTCATAAGCTGTAGGTATTACAGGAGTTAACGTGTTTAGTTTTCTTTCGGCTGCTCTTTTAATTTCTATAATTGCCATTAACTTGCCTCATAGTATGATTTTAAATCTGATTGATATATACCAAGAATAGCATGGAATGTTGGTTCCATAATACCATTTGGAGCTTGTTCAGAGTAACCACTCTCAAGAGAACGAAACTTAGGTAACGTCCATCCATCTGAAGCAACATATCTAACACTGTTCATAATGAATACAGTATCACCGAGCTTGTATTTTCCACTGTCAATATCTGCATTACTTTTAATATTCTGAGCATTTTCATCAGTAGCACGTTCTGGAAAAATGATTCTCGTAGGACCATTAAACGATATTGTCCAACCACCTTTAGCTGAACCAACTTCTGCTGGTAATACTCTAAGTCGAGATGGTAGGTTATACATCCACTCATTAGCTTCAGTCAAAGTACCAATAGGTGTATTCTCAATCGCTTCCCAAGTTATCCAATATGAAAATATACTAACCATACCTTGCATTTTGCGAACAGCTTCTTCATGGAACTTCTTAATGCTTTGTTCTAATTTTGAAGTATCACATGTAACTTGCATATTAACCCTTTACGGTTAGAATCTTATATAAAATAATAAGACCATCTGCGGCGTGTTCTGTAATTGAATCTACTGTATAAGTTGTACCTTCAATTGTAATTTTATCTTTATTAGCAGGTACAAAACTTAAATTATTATTAGCTAGATAGAAAAGAGCAGAATCTCTTCCAATCATATTTGGGAAGTTATACTGACTTGCTCTAATATGCTTTTTATACATCTTAACAGAATATAAAGTTTCTGTATTAGTTGTACTACCTGTTTCAATATTATAAGTACCTTCAGTTACTTTGGAATAACTACAAGTTTTACCATGTTGATTAATTGCTTTCAATATGATTGCTAAATATTTATCCATAGTAAATCCTTAATTAAATACCAAAAGTACTAGGACGAACAATGAACTGTAAATCAGTTGGTTGATTAACGATGTTATTATCTAAATTAGCATCGTTAGCTTGCATATCTGTTTTCGAAATACCACCAGCATAACCTTGTACGGTATCGTATAAGTTATTAAGATCAGGATTCTTGATGTACATCTGCAAAGCTTGCATGTAATTTTTAGCAGCAGAAGAACCTTTAATACTAAAGATATCCACTGTTTCGTCTGTACGCATTGAAAGCTTAAGCATGATACTCTTAGCAGCGTCCATAGAAGCTCTGCGAATATTCCACTCATGCTTTCTGAGGAAATAATTATATTCACTATCAGACATAATAGGGAACTCTGGTGATGTATCACCAAGTTCGATTCTCAATGCTTGAATTGTCATAATATATCCTTTTTTGTTATATCTAACATTAATCCTGTATTCTAACACATCTAATGTTACAAAGCAAGGCTAATGTTAGACCCCTCCGAAGAGGGAATCTAAGTTACTTCAGAAAGCCCCGAAGGGCAATCATCAGTTAGAAGTTGTTAACTTAATAACAGCTTGTGGGCGGCGAATCAAGTTCAAGAAGTTAGCTTCTGATTGAATCTGAATCTCGCTGTCCTTTGGATCACGGTATGTGAATACATAGGCTTGCTCACCGATAGTGTTAACATGGCTGAACTTGTTAGCAGGGCTAAAGTAAGTTTTGAACATGTCAGCAGTACCTTGTGGTAGCATGTAAGCTTCACCAGCGGGGATCAAAGCAGTACCATTGTAAGAACCACGGTATTCAACATACTCAACACCACCGTGTACGAAACGGCGATAGACACCAGAACCTAGACGGTTACGTAGTGGCTCTTGAGTGCTTGTGTAATACTTGTAAGCTTCTTTAACAGTAGCGTGGTTGATTAACTTGCCGAAGAAAGCAGGTGAGCAAAGAACGATGATGTTGCTAACGACTTCACCACTTAGGATGTTGTCTTGAATGTGAGCAATACCTTCTTCAGACTTAGCGTTTAAGTCGGTAGTTGAAGTACCGAGTACGAAGTCGATTTCTTTACGGGTTACACCGAAATCAGTGTAGAAGTTACCAGCTACAGTACCGTTAGGAGCGTAGATAGCACCAGCAGTGATAGCGTAGGCACGAGCAGCTTCTAGAGTTACAGAGTGGTTCATGCGGATACGCTCTAATTTACGAGCGATAACAGCAGCTTCAGTTTCAGCTTGATCGGCAGAACCGTAAGCACGTTTACCTTGAACATCTTCAGGCTTGACACCATCGTCAAGTGGGAAGTGAGGGATAGCGAATGAACGTAGAGCACGAGTATCGCTCTTGTTTACGCTGTTACGCTCACCACGGACCTTATCGGTAACTAGACCGAGTGTACCTTCGCTGGATTCAACGGTAACGCTGTGTTGAGCTACGCCTTCTTCACCGAATAGACCTAATTCATTGATTAGACCCCACTTATTAGGAACTAAGAGTAGTTCTTCTGTGTAATCGACTAGCTCAAATGGTTTTTCAAAACTACGAGTTTGCATTATAATTTCCTTGTTTTATTGTTCGGTAATCTTAGATATTAAACTGCATCGTTGCAGAGAATACCCTTGGCTTCTAAAGCAGCATATACAGCAGCTAGTTCGGCATCAGTATTGTAGGTTGCGTCTAGAACTAAACCAGCCTTGGATACAATAGCTGGACCACGTACTAGGCATAAAACCTTGGTATCAGTAGTAGCAGCAACAGTTTGCTCAACCATTACGATTGCATCAGCGACTTGTGAACCGTCATCAGCAGTTTGTACAGCAATTTTGTACTTACCGCCAGTAGTTACCTTACCTAGAACAGTGCCGGGAACTAAAGCAGCAGCAGTACCATTATAGGTAACAGCTACACGGCAGTAGCCAGATTCAGGGAAGAGTTCTTGTTTAACAACGTTAGAAAGACGTTTTGCTTCAGTGGCAATTAGAGTCATTTTATTTTCCTTTTAAGATTACTTAACTTGCTTGGCTTTTAATAGCTTTGCCACAGCAGATTCTTTTACAACGGTTTCTTCTTGAGTAGAAGCACCTTTTTCTACGAACATCTCAGATGTTTCTACAGTAGCTACCAATGCTTCAACAGCAGATAGGAATGCAGTAAAATCATCTTCGGATTCTAGTGATAGAGCAGCCTTAGCGATTGCTTCTACTTTGCTTTCGTCTTTCACGATAGCTTTAACTTTTTCAGTTTTCGCTTTGTTGATAGCTTCTTTTTTCTCAGCTTCAAATGCAGCGATTGTTTCCATAGCTTTTTGTAGTTGTACCTTTTGCTCGTCTAGAGCTTTTTGCACAAGTTCAAATTGAGCTTTTTCAACGGTTTCGACTTTTACTTCGTCTTCCATCTTAGATTTCTCCAATTCTTCTTTGTTAACAGAGGTAGACACCCCTTCAATATTCTCAACGCCAGCGTTTGTTGAGGTATCATTACCGTCTGCGAAAGCAGCAGGTGCAGATTCTGTGTTTAGAGATTTGGATACTTTGCTGAGTGTACCAGCTTTGTGACCAACCATTGTATCGGTAGGTTTACCATCTCTATATAACTTAATCATAACGGCAGGATTTTGCTCTGTACCGTTTAAAGTAAATTCTGTATCAGGAACTGGCATTTTGCCATCAGTTACGATTTTGGTAACTTTACCTGTTGCCTTACCACCGCTGGAATTCCATGTTACCATGTCACCAACTTTGGGTTTATATGCTTTCTCAATATCTTCAAGAGCTTTTTCAATTAAAGCCTGATCATTGAGCATAGCTAAATATTCGTTTTCATCTAACTCAGACAGAACTTCAGAAAGAGCTTCTGCATCATTAGCAGATTTTAAAACTTCAAAAGCTTCTAGTTTAGATTGGATATAATCTTCGTAGTAATCTTTGGATTCTTCAACCTTTGATTCTTCTACTTCAGGTTTTTCATAACCCATCATACGAGCTAGAACTTCTGCGTCTTCATAATATACAGAGAAGAACTTACGCAAGAAATCGGGTAGTTCCATAGTTACACGAACTTGTTGCATCTTTTGTACAAACTCTTCGCTAAACTTATTAGCTTTTAGTACAAGTGCATAATCGTGTGTATTAGCTGGACCACCTTGTTGCTTTGAGGTAAGAGCTACATGAGCACCTTCTTTCTCAAAACTAATATCTGATAGTTTTCTCTTAGCTTTACGTTGTGTTGCCATTATTCATCCTCTTCGATTGATTCGACAGATGCTAACGCACCAATACTCAAACCATTGATTTCACCAGACTTGATTAATTCCCAAAGATTATCATCTAAGGATTGAATAGTTGCTAACCAAGTGCCCTTTTTTACAAATTTATCACCTAGCACAAAATCGCTAGGGCAGCAGTAGCTTTCACAAAACTCAAAAGTATCAGTTTCGACTAAGTGAAACAGATTGGCTTTCATGCTGTATTTATTGAAGTTATGACAAGCCTTGCGAACTTCAGCTTCACTGGTTACATCACCGTGAGCATCAACTTCTTCAGGAACCATAACGATAAAAGTAGCTTGTTTTAATTCTTCGTCAACTGCTTTTGTAACGGGTAGTTTAACTCCCGGTAAGATATCCTCTGAATTAACTTCAGCATCAGTAATATCTTTGATATAGCTTTTTAGAATGTCTTCTTGTTTTAAAACACGTCTAGCGAAAGCTAAACCTGCAGAACCACCCCAAAGTAACCAAGCGATAGTACCAGCAGTAGGTCCACCATCGGGCATTTTCTTCTTAGGGTTATAATTCTTTTCGTGTCTACTAAAGAAAGCGTACATGCGTTTAACTGTATCCAAGCTGAGGTTACCATTAATGATATCTCGTGCTCTTGCTACGCCTGAACCTACGCCTTCACTCTTAGCTTGAGAAGCATCTAATCCACCACGATTGTATTTTTCTCGTAGTGCTAGACCTCTCTTAGCATTGTTTCGCATTGCATCTGTGGGAGCAAAACTTTTAGCTTTATTAATTGTTTCCATGCTCACCCTTTAATAAATGTATTTAAACATAATTATACCATAAATTTATTACAAAATCAAGTTAAATTTAAACTAAACTGATTATCTGCATCTTTTTCCACCTGCCCAAAGTGTAGCAGATATTCTTAAACCAGAAGTAACAGGAGTAACTCTGTGCTCTAACATAGATGGAAATGCAATTATCGAACCTTTTTCTAAGGGAGCCGAGTACTCTTGATAAAGCTTAACTTGAAACTCACCGCCTTCAAATTCTGATGGATCGTTTAATAAACAAATTGCAGTTATTTTTCGCTCAAAAGGTTTACCAGATAATGGAAAATTATCAACATGCCAATTATAGTGCTGATTTACACCGTATTTAGCATATTGAATATTCTCATGAAAACTAATCTCATAATCCCATTGATTTGTAACATTTGCTTTTAGAACGTGTTCATAAAGAATACCACCAAACCAATTATCTTGTTCAGCAAAGCGTACAGAAGTATTTCTGTGAAAGTGAGAAACATTCTCACCAGTTTCACCCATTGCTGCATCCATAGGTTCGATTAATTCAAACTCTTTTACAGCGATATCACATACTTCAGAAGGTACTTTACCCAATAACCAGATTGGTAGATGCATTATTTATTCTCCATTTCTTTAAGACGATTTTCAAGTTCGATAACTTTTTCTGCTAATTTAATAACCGAAACTAAGGCAGCGTTACCATAAGCAAGTGATAGTGTACCATCATTTGACTCAGATACAACCTCTGGTAATAATTTTTTCCAATCTTGTGCAGATGAACCAGCTTGTCTTTCGTCAGTATCTATTCTTGTGTATGTACCATTTTTTACAGAAGCAAGACGTTGTATGAAATCTTCAGGTAAATTTTCCCAGTTCTTTTTCAAACGCTCATCAGAATAAGCTGTGACGTTTCCTGCATATGTACCGTTACCAGACATATCTAGTTGCCAACGGTTAGCAGAAGCGGACCAACCACCAATACGCATAACGTTATCGTTATCAAGACCCATGTTAACAGCATATACACCAGCACGATGGAACGCCATAATAGCACCACCACTTGATGCATATGCTTGCAACGGAGCAGAATTTGTACCGCTTGCAGTGTTCTGGTTTGATTGGAATTGGTTTGCACCTGTCCAGTTGTTTGTTGTACCTAAAATACTAGCACCAGATGGACCTGTCGGACCAGCGGGACCAGTAGCTCCTGTTGGACCTGTAGCTCCTGTTGGACCAGTTGGACCTTGGATACCTTGTGGACCTTGTGGGCCTGTAGCTCCTGTTGGGCCTGTAGCACCTTGTGGACCTGTCGGTCCTGTAGCACCTTGTGGAATCGTAAAGTTAAATGTAGCAGCACTAGATGTACCAGAGTTTGTTACACTGGCATTAGAACCTGCAGGACCAGTGGTAGTAGTGCCAACAGTAATTGACGCAGCAGCACCTGTAGGACCAGTATTACCTGTAGCTCCTTGTGGACCTGTAGCTCCAGTTGGACCTGTAGCTCCAGTCGGACCTGTAGGACCAGCGGGACCAGTAGCTCCTTGTGGACCTGTCGGTCCTGTAGCACCTTGTGGAATCGTAAAGTTAAATGTAGCAGCACTAGATGTACCAGAGTTTGTAATACTTACAGAAGTACCCGCTGCACCTGTTGTAACAGTACCTAGAGCAATTGTAGCAGCAGCACCGTTTGTACCATTTGTACCTGATGGACCTGTCGGTCCTGTAGCTCCAGTAGTACCTTGAATACCTTGTGGACCTGTAGGACCAGTTGGGCCTGTTGGACCTGTAGCCCCAGTTGGGCCCGTTGGGCCTGTAGCTCCAGTAGCTCCACGAGGAATTGTGAAATCTAAAATGGCATTAGTTGAAGTACCTGAATTAACAACTGAAGCATTTGTACCAGCCGTACCAGTTGTTGTTGTACCAACTGCTACACTTGGTGCAGAACCAACAGCAAAAGCCTGAATGCTATTGTCTGCTTTCTTAAAAAATAACTTACCATCAGCATAGTTAATTGCTAATTCACCATAATCTAAATCTCCAGCAACAGGTGTTCTATTTGCAACAGAAGACTTCTTTAGAATAATTTTACTTGCCATAAATGCCCTTAATAAAGGTAAAAGAAAGGGCGGTAAAAACCGCCCGTTTTAATTAGTATGTACCACCGTCAATATCAGCCCAGACAGGAACGCCTGAACCATTGACTTGTAGAATCTTACCGTCTGTTCCAACGCTTAACTTAGCTAAAGTATTAGTACTTGAAGCATAGAGTATATCACCAGTAGCATAACTTGTCAAGCCTGTACCACCTTTTGTAGTACCAATTGTAGTCGCATTCCAAGTACCAGTTGAGATTGTACCCAATGTAGTAATACTTGTTTGACCTACATATGTAGAAGCAATGTCAATTGCATCAGCACTTACAGAAATTCTATCTGATGTACCAACAGCATTAATTACACCTGTGGAGAATGTCAAACCTGCACCAGCGATAGTATCTGCAACATTGACAGCGTTAGCTGTAACGGAAATACCTGCACCCGCACCAACATCAAAAGTTGTACCTGTGAGAGCTAAACCTTCACCAGCAACATATGTACCAGAACCTGAGAATTGAACCCATGTTTGACCTGCAAAACTTGTCAACTCATAGTTAGTTTCTGTCCAACCTGTTTGAGCATATGTCAAACCTTCGAGTACGAAAACAGCAGCGCCTTGTAATTCTACGTAGTTATCTGCATCTGCACTTCGTGCCAAGGTGTAACTTGTACCGTTATCTGAGTATGTGTAAATACCGTTTTCAGAGTCAGTAGTTTGTCCTGTCAACAAAATACGATAACCAGTATCTGCAGCAACTAATTGAGCATGACCGTCAATAACTAGTGTACCGCTAGAACCTGTTAAAGCTACGTTGGTATTAGAGAGTAAGTTAACTGCATCTTTAAAAGTAAGACCAGTGATGGCATTGTCAACATAAGCTTTGTTTGCAGCATCGGTTGCGTTAACCGGAGCAGCTACACCAGTAATACGAGAATCTGTTACATCAACAACACCAATTCCGTTTGGTACAATAGTAACGTTACCATTTACATCTGTAGCAGTAATTGTGTTACCATTAATGTTTAAGTTATCTACCTGAACTTCAGTTAGACCTACAAGAGTTGTTGCAGTATTGCCCAAAGGTATATTAGTTGAACCAATAGTAACACTTGAATTAACTAATTGATTATTAGTTACACCTGCACTCTTAATAGTTACATCACCATTACTTACAGAGAAACTTGCAGTATTAAAAGTAGCAACACCTTTATTTGTATCACTTGCATTTTCAGCAGAGATTGTGATTGTATTTGTACCAGCAGAAACTGTAGTATCAATACCTTCTCCACCTACAATATTCAGTGTTTCACCATTATTAAAAACATCAGGAGTACCTGTATCTGCAGCAATAGTAAAAGAGGAAGAGATACTTGCTGTACTTACAGAAGTAACCAAACCTTTTGAGTTAACAGTAACAATTGGAATATTGGTTGATGAACCAAAAACACCTGCGTTTGTATTTACCGTATCTAGTGTAATAGCAATTGATGTGTTGCCTAGATTAGTCATAGTTGCAGAACCATCTGCATCACCAGTAATACTGATTACAGGATTGTTAACTGCAAAATTTAATTTACCATTGTCATCGTCATAAGTTACGGCAATACCTGTTTCAGTATTATTAGTAACCATTGTTGCGACTACATCTTGAATGTGTTCGTCATTTAAGCTAACAACACCTGATGTTACTGTAAAGTCTGTAGCACTAAAAGAAGCTACACCTTTTACAATATCACTTGCGTCTGCTACTGAGAATGTAACTGTATCGTCTGTAACGGTAGTGCTGATTGCACCAGTACCTGAGAAAATTAACGAACTACCTGTGCTGAATAAATCATTACCGCTATTACCAACAATGGTAAAAGAGCTAGAAGCAGGGCTAGTCCATGAAGTTTGTCCTGAACCGTTTGTTGTCAAGATTTGACCATTAGTACCAGAACCAGTGGGCCAGTATTGACCATCAAGGATAACAGCACCTGAACCGTTAGGAGTTAATTCTAAATTACCATTGGCATTTGTAGCACTGATTGTGTTACCATCAATGTCAATGTTATCTACTTTTAGATTATCTAATTTTTTATCTGAATCTGCAATTAGTGCAGAACTAGCAGTTAGTACACCCTTGGTGTGATCTAACATATCGGTGAAGTACTTACCACCGATTACAACGTGATTTACTGCGTTACCTGAAGTTTCTGTACCCATACCAACGTATAGGCGATCACCACCATTTACACCGTTATCTGGTAATGCTGAGTAAGCTAACTCACCTTGACCAAGTGTAGAGGGATTACCAGATACTTCTGAGCGTTTAATTCTTACAATAGAAGCCATAATTTTTCCTTGATTAATAGTGCCCTGATTCTAGGCTCTGATTGGTTAATTGAGTATTAGCTACCCATTTTTGAGATTGTGTCGAATAAATCAACAACGAACCATCTTGTAGATTTGTGGTATCTACATCAGGTGCAATGCCAATTCCTGTTGATGGACCTTGTGCTCCTGTCGGACCTTGATCACCTACAGTAATGACTGATGTAATTTGATCCGATTCCACTACAATAGTATCTGTTCCATTTACTACAATAACATCGGTCATCGTGTTACCTCCGGTACAGCAGTCACTAGACCTTCCGCAATTCTGTAGACTGTGATACCATCTGGATAAACAACTTCTAAGTCATAGAATCCTTGTGTAAAAGTATAAGCTGTTGAAGTACTAGCTGGAATGTTAATTTTTAACAATCCTTGAGAAGCATTTACAAAGATTAATTTTCCATTTTCACTTGTCAAACTATCCATAACAGTATTATCTGATATTGCTTTACGAATTTGCATTCGCAAGGTACAACCTGTAAGATTAACAGGTGTAACCGGATCACCGGTTTTCCACTGGATAGTTTTAGAGAAAGTAGAACCTTTATAAACTGTTAAGTCGATAGTTGCTGGTTGCATTTTTATTTCCTATTATAAGTTAATCTGTGTAACTCTTATTGTAGCTGAAGGTGTAGCGGGACAAAAAGCCGTAGCTGCAGGTGCGTGAATAGATGCAGTAATGTCATCGACAGCATAAACTAATTCAAAATAGTCATCCCTAAGCATACTCGTTGTAAAACTCCAAGATGGTGCTAATTCTACTCCATTACCAGCAAAACTTATTCTAGTAGTACTCTTTGGAATATCTACTCCATTTTTTCTACCCCAAATATATATAACTTTATTAGAGGAATTGGATGATACAACTTGTAATCTAAAATCAAAAGTAAATAAACCAGCATATCGTGTAACAATGTGACTAGAATTTATTAAATCAACACCGTGTGAAATTTCTGTATCTTGAAATGTAACAGGATAAGCAGTATTACTATTTGTTGGTATTTGGTTTGTATGACTAGAAAAAGTTCCGTAAGCTAGGTGTGGAAAAATTGCAGGTTTAACCAATATAGCACCATTGGTAGTTCCAACTCTAACAACTGTACCTATAAATATTGCAGATACAGGAGCAGTTGGTCGAATTTTAGTAAGCTTACCGGGAATACTCGGATGAACCCAAAGTAAGTCACCAGTGGACCACGACTCACCTACATCGGAGCCGGTTGTGTTAATGTTACGGACTTTACCAAAAACCGTAGCTCTACCAATGGCACCAGATTGTATGTCGCTCGTTAAAACACCCACAAGTTGCAAAGGTTCAATTATATCTGTAGAAAGCATCGGTAGTATTTTAGGTGAATCTGTATCACCAATTCCTGCGAATCTAACTACAGTTCCGTTTGTCAAAGTAGTATCTGCTGCGTTTGCAACTATAATATAACTTTCTAAACCTACTTGGAGTATGCTATTGTCTGATTGTACTATGTCTAAACAATCTTCAGTTTGATTCCAAGTCATCATACCGGGAAGATAATCTTCTGCTGTATAATTAGCTGTAGTATTCATCTGAATATGATCGAATACAGGGTTTACACTTACACCAATTCTTTGATCAATATGCTGCTCTACAGCTTTGCCTTTGGTTACAACTCGTCTACCATCGGACATTAGAATAACAAGTCTACCTTCTGCATCAAATTCTGCAGCTTTTACTGTAGGTATTTCAAGAGGAATTTCAGCCTTGGAGACAACTTCAAATGGATTTGTATAACTTCTAAGTGATTCTACGTGCGAAGGTTTCTTAGGTTCTTTTGCTTTTGCTTTTGCAGGTTGATTTTTACGCTCTTCTATTTTTACTGCGTTAATTCCAGCGAAGATTGATTCTTGTTCAGATAAACCTTTATCGAGAGAAGCGTTGGCTACTTTTGCAAATAATTCCCTTAACTTTAAAGACTTACTTTGAATAGCGGGTACTGTATTACTTGCTGACCACGGCATGTTCTCTCCTTTATAAACAACGATAACCCCGAGGGTTACTCGGGGTATTTGTAAACTATTATATCATAGAATTTATGTTAATTCAAGTGTATTTACTTTTAATAATATTAATAGCAGTTTTAGATAGTTTTCCACCTTCTGCTGTATTCCAACCCATGTATTCAAATGGTCGAAAAATATTTTCTAACCTATATGCTTGATCTATAGAACAAACACAAAGTCTTGTCTTAATAATATTCTCTACACCATATTGTGCAAAAGCTAAATGCAGTGGATTATACTGATTATACGAATTATTAAATCTACTACAATGCTCTCTAAATCGTACATCAATCAAACGAGTGCTAACACCAACGTATCCTTGTGTGAATACGTCAGTGTGTTCTTTCAGATGTAACCAATAAAGTATAGCTACTTTTTCTGGATTATGCAGCATTCTCTAGATTACCAGAGCTTGTATCATTACCAGAAGGTGATGTTGCAGTACCTTCACCAGCCGTTTTAAAACCATCACCACTGCGAGAAGTCATGGCTGGCATCTTGTCTTGGTTTGGTTCTTCATCATCAGGCAGAGCATCTACACCGATTGATTCACGAACTCTGTTGAGCACAGCACGATCAACTTCAATAACAGATGTACTAGCGAAACGCTGAACAGCTTTGGAGAATGATTCTAGGTCTTCGGATTCTAGGTTGTCAAAGTCAATTTGACCCATTCTAGAAGTATCCCAACCATTTAACTCATAAGTTTGCTTGATCAAATCATCGTTGATAGTATCACGAATTTTTCTTAGCATTGCTTCTGCAGCAGTAGCAGATAGGGAGTTTTTAACTTGACCTAAAGCGTTGGAGCCACCACCAGATTGACCTAGTACTAGAATATCAGCAAATAAGGATGTTAAGATTAGATTTTTATAGTATTCTTTAATCTTAGATGTATCCATTGCTTTACTACCGTTTAGCGATAGTAACTCTAGCTCAAACAAAGGTTGCTTTGTATCAGGATCGTGTGCCTGTGGTAGAATTAAAGCTGATTGCTGATTCAACTGCAAGTTACGCATTACGTTTTCATAGTATGCACGAATGGCTTTTTGATCGGGTGAAGCTTCAGAAGATAGATACTGAGGTGGAAGTTTTAGTACTGGTAAACCAGCCAAATCCTTAGCTACACCGTTAGCTTCAATCTCTTCGATTACACTTAGGAATCTCCAAGCTAAGTACGCATCACGAAGCATGGATTTACCAAAGGGATCACCCTTGTGCTTACCTGCACGAAACAACATGATCTTGCTACGAGGTAGAATAACTTCGTTGTTAGTACGACTTGAATAACGATTATAAACATCGGAGATAGATGAAAGGTTTTGTTTTACACCTTTGACTTCGTTACCATCTTCACTGAAGATAAACTTTTCAATTGTCTCTTGATTACGAATTGGTAGCTTTTTCCAACCGATAACACCATCATCGTATTTAGAACCGTTAGATTTTAAACGTCTACGATAAACTTTTTCATGCACAGAAAAACCATACATATTAGCAGACAGAGCTTCTGAAATAAACTCAGACCAAGTTTGATCCGTAAGGTCTTGCATCATTTCATTGATGATCTGAGCTTGTCTTATCTCTTCGGCAGATGCATCTTTAATAGGTTTAAAACTCCAATCAACTTTACCGATTAAGTTTTCATACAATGTCAAAGCAGAATTAATCGTACTATGATAAGACATTTGCTTGTAGGTGTTTACACTATTAGGAAAGTTCAGTTCCCTCTTTAGTTCATCGTTAGATACACCATTGAATACATTTAAACCAAGGTATCCTGATTCACTTAATTTAAAGCGATCTGGCGTATCATCCACTGCTTTTTGTACTGAGTTATTTTGTGATTTACGTGCCATCAACGGCTCCTTTGATTATGAAACTAATGAACTTTGAAATGTAGGAATGTTGGAACCTGTAATGCTTCCATCGAATGGGTTACTACCTGTAAAGTCTGGTAGTGAAAAAACTGGCAACTGAGTATCTTTATTTAATAAAAGCATAGCGTCTGAGCAGCAGTCAACTTGATCGTCTTTTTTCTTAGGATCACCATCGAAAACTTCAAGTTCATCAAAGAAATCTTTATTCCAATTTGCTTTAACTACATTTACGAAACCAGCTTGTGCTATACTTGAAAATGGAGCGAAACGAGTAATCTTAGATTTGACAGGCTTTGTGAGCTTTACACTAAAACCCATTTCAGCTAACTTGCGTTGCAAATCTTTTGCATAAGCGCCAGCAGCCGCAGCAGGGTCCAAAGGAATACTAATGATTACATCTTGACCATCATGAATAGCTGTATCAAACACTAATTTTTCAACCTCGTGTACTCTATCTCTAATGGATACTACATCTTCTATTGTGTATAAATTATTAGGGTCTTTTGATACTAAAACACCACGGGTCCAGTCAGGATTTGGATATTGTTCTGAAGGTTTACTAAATGCAAAATCCCAAGCTCTGATTCTTTTTCTAGCTCTTCCATTTGCGTGATCGGTCAAACCAACCCATTCACGTTTGAATAGACCAGCAGATTCTTGACGAGCAAACCATGATCCATCTAGCAGTCTTTCTTTCTCTACACGAGGAAGTGACATTAATCGACTAATATAATCGGGTTGTGCCTTGAGCAGTGGAGGATTATCACGACAGGTAGCACCAATGAATGTAAAAGATGAAATACCAGATTCATCACCTTTACCGTGTGCAAGTTCTGCAGCTTCTAAACTATCGTACCAAAGCATTGTGTTACCTTGACGAAAGAAATAACGCTGATGACCTGTCTTTTCTGGTAGAGGGATACCTGTATTTGGATCAAGATAGTAGTCTTCAATCCACGATCTTAAGAAAGAGTTGTAATCGGGGTTAGTCATCATAAACATCTGTGGTTTATAATCAACATAAGCGTTACGCATACGAGATAAGAGGTATACTACCATCTCTTCCTCAAAGTCAGTTGCTTCATCAAAAATAACCAATGAATATTGACCACCTTTGTGATCATACATATTAGTTGCATGCTGCATGTGACTAAATTTCAGTAACGCTCCATTAGGAAACACTAACTCAAGTTCTCTTGACCTGATTCTTAAGTTTGGATAAATACTTGTATATAAATGCACTGCTTCATGCCAGATTGAACCGGGAGCAGTAAGCATCTTAGAAGTTCTACGAAAGATTACACCTGTTGCTCTAGGGTGTTGCATGAACTTCAAAGCAATTAGCAAGGATGTGTATGTTTTACCAGAACCAGCAGCACCACCCGCTAATGTAATAGTTGCTGCACTATTTAAGAACATCTCTTGCTTTTTAGAAGCTGGTGCTATTGTAATTTGTTCTGCCATATTATCCTTATTATTCTTCGTTTACAACCTTTAAGCTGAAAATTGCTGCGTTATTTTGCTGTACTTCTACACCAGCTTCTTCGGCTTGCTCTTCACCATCGTACATATCTAGAGTTAATCTGCGATAGTTATCCAAAAGAATAGTTGCAGCTTTTAATTGATTTTGATGACTCGCTTCTTCATTCTTCATGATGTTAGCAGCTTGCATAATAGCTTCAGCTACGTGAGGTTTAATCTTACGTAGAAGCATGACAAGTTCACGCTCTTTTAATTCACGGTTAGTTGGTTTGTCAAAGATTGATTCTTTCTTAGGACGACCGTTTGGGTTACCGCTTAAACCTTTTTTGAAAGTCATGTTAATTCCTTATAAATTAGTCCCGCTTACGATTGCGGGGTAGCCTTTTCGTATCTACCGCAGATGAATACGCTGTATCCTTTGTATAAGTACTTGGCGATACTTACCCGAAGTTTCTACACTTCATGTTACCACGCAACAGATTCGTGGGACGCCTTCTACATAAGTAGATAACCGTTACGTCAACGGACCCAAGGTAGGTGTTTCTTCATTTACAACTGGATCGCCATTTTCATCTGATAAAGATTGAGTCCATGTATTATCTTCATTCTCCATTAACACAGAGATATTGAACATAGGGTCAACATTTTCTTTAATATAATTTGATCTTAATTCTTGACTTAACTCTTTTGCTAAAGTAAAGGAAAGAGCCTCAATAAGCTCTCCTGTTAACGGATTATATACTTCATATTTTTTGTTCATACAATTCTTTCTTAATTAGGAAATATTACCCCATCTATTACCAGTAGCTGTCCATGTTACACTGTAACCATTTAGCTGAACAGAGTTACCACCTGCGTAGCCAGCGATAATACCACTAGTACCAGTACCGGTAGCATTTCCACCTACAGCATTTCCAGCACCACCAGCACCGCCAGCACTAGCTGTATTTCGTGTTGAGCCGCCTGCAGCACCCCAACCGCCGCCGCCGCCACCGCCACCAAAAGCTAGTGGGGCTCCGTTGGTTTGAACGGCAGGGCCAACTCCACCACCACCACCAGCACCGCCGCCAGTTGCAATAGCAGTGCTATTTGCACCAGTACCTCCAGTACCGGGAAGAATCCTTCCGCCGCCGCCGCCTGCACTACACTGTGAAAAGTTAGTTCCGCCACTTCCACCAGATGCACCAATAGCACCACCTGTACCACCTACGATTATACCTGTACCACGTACTGAGCTATGATAAGATGAACCACCTGTACCACCACCTGCGCCGCCACCACCACCATAACCTGTACCACCACCGGGACCGCCAAGTGAATTACCGCCACCACCGCCACCGCCGCCAGCAATATAATTATTATTTTGAATTGTAACGTTTACACTCAAAGACAGTGCCGGACCACCTGCTTGACCTTCTGTTTTTACTGAACTAGTATATTTTGCACCATCACCACCTTTACCAATAATAAAACCGTTATTAATAATAGTTAAACCACCGGGGAAAGAACCTGTAGTCAAACCAGCAACGTTTCTGTCATTTGACCAAATATACACACCAGAGTTAATTGTAATAGTTGCCCCAGAACTTCCATTCCAACCGTTTGCTGAAGCCCAAGTAGCCAAGTTCAATTGTTGCTGGTTTGTAGTAATAGTTGCAGCAAAAGCACTGGATTTACCGTAGCCTTGAGACATGGAGATAGTACCACTTGCTACACCGAACAAACTACGTACTGCGGTTTCATTTAAATTGATAGTAGCAGTAGATGCTCTACCAAGTTCTGTATTTACTTGCGATAAAGATATCGCACCACTCGATGGTAATGGCATTTTATTTTCCTTTTGTTACATCAGAGTTAAAATCTCTAATGAAATTATAAGTTGCATGACAAATAAATTCTTCATTTGTAGCAACCGATTTATCCTCTGCAGACTTTAGCACTTTATAACTTACGTTTAATTTATTTTCAAGTACTGAAGTGACTACTGCACTTGATTCAATATCAAAAACTAATCCCTTGTATTTTCCAGTTAGAATTTTAATTTGTGGATTATCATGGTGACCATATGGAAAAGAATATTTATAATCTTTATTTTTCTCTAAGAATGCAATCAAGATGAACTCCTTTAATATTAGTATGCGTTTTAACTTATAGCGTAGGTCGCATCCCCTGCTATCTTCCCGTAATAGCCGAAGCTATCTCTCGAACGGTTCTTTGATGTTAGGTACAGGCATTTCACCTGTCGGACCGTTATTTCAGGTCATGTTTGGTGGAGCAGGTAGGGATCGAACCTACTGTGGCCTGAGCCGGAGGATTTACAATCCCCTGCCATACCATTACGGCGGCTACTCCTGTTTGCTATTTGCGAATAGCGAATGGATGCGGGTACTGGATTCGAACCAGTGATGCTGCAAGCTTATGAGACTGCAGTAGTGACCGCCTTACCCGCAATTTATCTGTGGTATACCCCGTAGGAGTTGAACCTACAACCTACGGATTTGGAATCCGTTGCTCTGCCAGTTGAGCTAGAGATATAAAATTGGTCACCCTAGTAGGATTTGAACCTACGCCTCCTGACCCCAAATCAGGAACGCTACCAGACTACGCTATAGGGAGATTGTTTGGCAGAAGTAACAGGATTCGAACCTGTGGGCAGCTTTCGCCACCGATGGTTTAGCAAACCATTGCCATAAGCCACTCGACCATACTTCTGTAATATTGGCTGGCAAACGTGGGATCGAACCACGGACCGAACGGTTAACAGCCGTTTGCTCTACCTCTGAGCTATATGCCAAAATTAATCCAACTGTAACCTTATGCTCTTTCCGTTGGCGATTGAGCAGCCGAACTTTTGACGTAGTTGCGGAATACACGTTTATACTGGAGCTACTACGGAGAATCGAACTCCGCTTACTAGGATGAAAACCTAGTGTCCTAACCGATAGACGATAGTAGCATGTTTGGTGCTGAATGAATGAATCGAACACTCATCTGAGGACTACAAAACCCCTGTTCTACCGTTGAACTAATCCAGCTAATAAAGCTATTGTAACAGCAGTTTTACCTTCTGTCAATACTTTAAATAGAATCTCTTGTATCTATTTCTGGATCGTTGTACTCATCATAGAATACAGGGATTGTTTTACCAGAAGGATTCTTAAGCAATTCAAAGTCTACTTGCACTTCTGAATCTAAGTTCAAAAAAGCAGCATCCAAGCAGTCTTCGCATTCAGCAGTCTTGTTGAAAACGTTTTGCTTAAAGTAACGGTTGCAAGTTATGCAGTTCATATTTGTATTATTCTTTTTGTTAACCATTATGGACAATCATTGCGGTTTTGTCCACAATGAGAAATATTTGCTTTACGAATTTAGCAAAGCGAAATTAGTGCTGGTTACTTATCCAGCTTGTACTGAAGTACCTATGACTGAAAGGAGTTTAAAGATACATAGGCGAACATACAAAGGTTTATATCTAGCAGGGTCAAACCAAGTTATATCTTACGCAGGGTCATGGCGCTTAATACCATAATTTACTAAAGATTGTAAGTTTAATTTACATAGATGCTTGATTATATCATATAAAATCAGTAATTTCAAGCGCAATATCAATGTTTAGTCAAACACGCAGTATTTACTTAAAATCTTAGCATACCTTAACTGCAGCTTATTGTACATTCTTTTCGCTACTACTATGTCTTGCACAACCAATATTTTATCTTTACCGTTTTCTTTCCAGATAAGCACATAAGAAAACATGTCCTTGTGATGCGGCTGCAGTTTCAAATATCCAGATAAATTACGGTGAGCTTCTTTTATGCTGTTGTAAATCTTTTTAGATATTAATCTTAAGTTGCAATATCTATAATCTGTTTCATCTAGATTTTTATGCAGTAGCACTTTATCTTTTTGTACAATAATATTTTGTACCAACTCAATTGCAACTTTATTAGCTTTTAATTTTATTCTTCTAGCATTTTTATAAAATACTAAATAGCCATCTTCATTTGGAAATATCTTACGGTATCTAGTATTATGTTTTAAAATAAAGAAATCACCAGTTAATATATCATAATCAATTAATTCTTTTACTAGCATGCAAATTACCTTTAATTTTTTGTACAACAAACATGAAATTGATAGAACGCTCTATATGCTCGTTTCATACCTTCAGGCTACATACCCCTAGACTACTTCAAATTGAGAGCTTGTAGGAGCTTGTAGGGGCTTTGCTGAAGGTTTTAACTGAGCAGCTTCAGTGTAAGTTGCAACGAACCGTCCGTAGGACAGGCAGAGCGCCTTGAGCGTCCAAGCATAATGATATTAAAATAAATTAATAAAACAAATCAAAATGTAATATAGATTATAATATAGGATTAACTTAAATATAAACATATGTTTTATCCTATGTTATAATCTATATTAATCTTAAGTTATTATATATCTAATTTATTTGCTTGTTAATGTAGAGTACATTTAATGTTAACACTAGCTGTTACTATTAGATATACTTATATAAGTACTAAATATAAGGTTAATGTATATTATAACCTATATTATATTCTATGTACTAACTAATGTTATAACCTATATTATATCTTATGTATTTCTTAGGGTATCACACGTTTTGTCATTTGTCAAGTACTTTTACAAAATATTTTAGTTGACTTAGACTATTGATCGTGCTATAATTGAGCTAACACATACTTAGTGTTGATCAACTTAATAAGGAGTACTTATGGAAATTAAAAAAATTGAAACTTATAGCTTATATGAGTTTTGTCAAGCAGTACAACAAAGTGTCATTGAAGGTTGGAGATTTGACTTTGATAGCAACGAATTGTTCCCAACTGCATTTGGTTCAATGCTAGTTACTGGCATGGTAAAAGCTGAACCTAAAATTAAAGGTCCAACTGAATTAGTTACTGAAGATCATACTGAAGAAACACCAGTAGTTAATACCGAAGTTAAACGTGGTCGTAAACCAAAAGAATAATATTTAATATTATCATCATAATACCTTGAGATAATAATTAGAGCAATCCCAACAGGGTTGTGATTTTTCAAGGTATATTATTAATATATCCTAAGTAGTAAAGGGGATTTATGAAAAGAAATCAAAAAGTGCAATCACAACGTGTACAAAAAGAGAAGTTCCAACGCAGTCAATTTCCTGTATTACATGCAATGAATGACAAGCAGCAAGAATTATTGGAAGCTTTGAAGTATAATACTTTAGTTGTAGCTCGTGGTAGTGCAGGTACTGGTAAAACTTTGTTAGCTATTCATCATGCAGCTAAGAAATTGCATTATGGTGATATCAAGAAAGTGGTGTTAATTCGTGCATATCAACCGTTAGCTGGAAGAAGTATTGGTTTTCTCCCCGGTACAGCAGAAGAGAAGTTACTTCCGTTTTACCAACAGATGATTGACTATTTTGAGGATTACTTGGGTAAAGCAACTACAGAGATTCACTTAAAGAATAAAACTATTGAGATTTGTAGCTTGGAGACTATCCGAGGTAGAAGCTGGAATGACAGTATCATTATTGTAGATGAAAGTCAAAACTTGTTTGTACCTGAGATTCAAGCACTAACTACTCGTGTAGGAAATGACTCTCAAATTATCTTTTGTGGTGATAACACAGGTCCACAAACTGATGTTAAAAAAGGTATGGATGGATTGACGTATTTAGAGAAGATTTGCCAAAAGTACAACATCAATGATTGCAGCTTTACTACTTTTAGCCGTGAGCATGTAGTACGCAGCGGCTTGACCAAAGAGTTCGTTATTGCTTTTGAAGATGAAATTGAAGCTGAGTTCACAAAGAATAGTGTAATTGATGAATTTAATACTAAAGGAGTAGCCAATGCAAAACGTAAATAAGTCTAAATATAAAAATTATAAAGTATCATCAACCCGTAATGATGACGATGATGAAGACGGTGAAGTAAATATCAGAACTAACTCACAGTATCTACCTTATTTTGAAAGCACCAAAACAAATCGTTGTATTAAAGTATTTCTAGATGAAAATATCAGAGAAGCTAAATATTATCGCACAGTGCTACAGGGTTTGGATTCTTTGGGTGAAGGTGATTTGATATTACTTAACATCAACAGCTATGGTGGGCAACTTGATGGTGCAGTTGCAATTATTAATGCCATTGAGAACACTGAAGCAGATGTACACGCAAGTATTGAAGGTGTAGCAGCTAGTGCAGCATCTTTGATTGCTCTTGCAGCACCAAGCATTAGTGTATCCCCTTACGCTACAATGATGGTTCACTCTGCTACGTTTGGAGCTTTTGGTAAACAATCTGATGTAATCTCTCACGCTAGTTTCGTAGATAAGCAAGTTCGTAATCTAATGGGTAGCGTCTATAAGGACTTTTTAACCGATAAAGAGCTTGAAGAAGTTATCATGGGTAAAGAGATGTGGTTTGATGCTGAAGAGATTGTACGCAGGTTAGAAGTTAGAGCAGAACTGCAAGAAAAGAGAGCCAAAGCTGAAGCTAAGGTTTCAAAGTCTAAAAAATAAAAATTAAAATTTACAACCCCTTGGTCTAACAGCCTTGGGGTTTTTTCTTTGGGTAAATATCAAAGGGTTTAAAGCCTCTAGGAGCGATTATTGAGTATAACTGCTAGTTGGTATGCTGAAGGTTATTTAAGGCTGTCTACAGCGGTTTTAAGCAGGTTGTTGAGGGTGTAAATTGCTAATAACAGTAGATGGGTGATACTTTTAGGGTTGATTTTGGGTTGTAATTGAGGTTTTAGCATGGGTAGCATGTGTGGGGTTGAACGAATATTGATCAGAAGTTAGTCTTGGGTGCTTGATAGACACGCATACTCTACCATCCGATATTCCTACGATTTTAAAATATCTGTATTATCTTTATTTATACTATGCGAAGCATCATATAATAATGCATTTGGTATTATGTATTTTGTTTTTGTATTATCATTTGATTAAATAACCGATAATATATGATGAGGCTGAGGCGATTTTTTTTTGCGGGTATTACTGTACGTTTATACAGTATTACATTTTGTGCTTTCACTGTATAGCGTCAACGGCGAACGGATTAAACCTTTACATAATATAAACCGATATAATATAATTGATATTAACCTACAATAAAAAAGCGGGTTAACCCTTCGATTAACCCGCCGATTATAACCCCGATATTATCCCCTGATTTTATGCTGAATATAGGCGCATCCAATTAATGCACCGATTATAATCCAGCACAATATATAAGCAAAACCGATAATAATAAACCACTGTTTAATAATGTACATAATAACCCTTTATTAATTATGCTTGAACCAATTAATAAATTGATTCATTATGCACCACAAACCCGGTATTATCTTTTTTCGCTTTACCTTTTGCATATAATGCGACAATAACCCCGTGTGGGTCAATATGTCGAATATCTGAATTATCGCCATTAACTACATTTAAACCCATAAACTCTAATGGTAGATTATGTTTATCTTTAAATACAACGGCGATTCTCATATTCTTTTGAATTGCTTTATTAACGTATTTGATAAACTCTGGTTTACCTGAGTAACTAAAAGTCAAATCATAATTGGCGGGTAGATTATCTCGATTGATTATCTTAGTATAATCGTAGAATTGAATATCGGGGAATAATTCCATTACATTATTATAATACTTTCCCTGATAATCAAACCCGATATTCTCCCATTTAATATCACTTGTGCCATTTAATCTAATAAGTGGAATTAAACCCAGTCTATTAGCCTTATAAATAAGGGAATATATATTCTTAATCAATTGCAATATAAACCCTTGTTTATCCTGATAATACCAATTGGTTTTATTTATACGGGCATTTTGTACGCTTGAATATGCCCCACGACCTGCCGTATATAAGCAAGCATTATCACAACCCGCTATTTCGGCCATTGCGCAAGTATTATAAATACTAATTGTTTTATATGGGGCTAAATACAATATGCCCGTTAGAAATCCCAGTTTTTCCCCTTTTGATGTTTTTGCATCGCTTGAAATAGATAATAGATTATCTGATTTATAACCCGTGAAAATATTATCATCGGTATATTGTGCGTTGGTTTTTGAGCATGTCATAATCATTTATCCTTGATTGATTATCGGTTAGTATTAACCCGATAATACCCTAGAATAATTCTAAGATATTATCAGAGAATACTATTTACTGTTTTGCATAATCCCTTAATGTTTTAATGTATTGTTTTTTATCCTTTTGATTATTAATATTTCCCTGCCATGCCACTACAATAATACCGGATTTTTTAATCCCCTGATAAATTCCCTTATTATCTTTATCCCCTGCATATATCCATTGTCCGGGCTGAATATACTTAATCAATTCATTAGGTATATTCCAGATATTAAATGCTTGAATATATTTCATTTGATTATCTCCGATTAATC